CTAAAAAAAGCAAACGTTGTTCAGGATTTTACTCAAGAGCAAATTCTTGAGTTTATGCGGTGCAAAGCTAATCCTGTTTACTTTGCTAAGAAGCATGTCAAGATTGTTACTCTTGATCATGGTTTAATGCCATTTGAACCATATGATTTCCAAGAGAATCTTATTAATAATTTCCATAGAGAAAGATTTAATATTTGTAAGATGCCTCGTCAGACAGGTAAGTCTACAACTGTTATCTCATATCTTTTACATTACTTACTTTTTAACGATAGTGTAAATATTGGTATTCTTGCTAACAAGGCAGCAACTGCTAGGGAACTCTTAGGTCGTTTACAGACGGCATATGAGAATGTTCCTAAGTGGATGCAACAAGGTGTGTTATCATGGAATAGAGGTTCTTTGGAGTTAGAAAATGGATCTAAAATCTTGGCTGCTTCAACCTCTGCCTCAGCTGTTCGAGGGATGTCATTCAATATATTGTTTTTGGACGAATTTGCATTCGTTCCAAATCATATTGCTGATGCGTTTTTTAGTTCCGTTTATCCTACTATTACTTCTGGTAAGTCTACTAAGGTTATTATTGTCTCAACGCCGCATGGAATGAATCACTTCTACCGCATGTGGCACGATGCGGAAAGAGGTAAAAACGAATATTGTCATACAGACGTTCATTGGTCTCAAGTTCCTGGTAGAGATGATGCTTGGCGAGAACAGACTATTGCTAACACATCAGAACAGCAATTTAAGGTTGAGTTTGAGTGTGAATTCTTAGGATCTGTTGATACACTTATTGCTCCAAGTAAATTACGTACCTTAGTATATGAGGCTCCTAAGACTAGTAGTGCTGGTTTAGATGTATATGAAGACCCACAGGAGAAGCATGATTATGTAATGACGGTGGATGTGGCACGTGGTGTAGTAAAAGATTACTCAGCATTTGTAGTTGTAGATATTACTACCTTCCCCCATAAGGTAGTAGCAAAGTATAGGAATAATGAAATTAAACCTATGCTATTTCCTAATATAATCTATGATGTTGCTACCAAGTATAATAAAGCATTTATTCTTTGTGAGGTTAATGATGTTGGAGATCAAGTAGCATCTATTTTAAATTATGATCTTGAATATGTAAATCTTCTTATGGCATCAATGAGAGGACGTGCTGGTCAAGTTATTGGTCAAGGGTTCTCTGGTAAGAAGACTCAATTAGGAGTCAAGATGTCTAAGACTGTCAAGAAGGTAGGAGCATTAAACCTTAAGACAATTATTGAATCTGATAAATTAATCTTTAATGATTATGAAATACTAAGTGAATTAACCACTTTCATTCAGAAGAGTAATTCCTTTGAAGCAGAAGAAGGTTGTAATGATGACCTTGCCATGTGTTTGGTAATATATGCATGGTTAGTACAGTCGGATTACTTTAAAGAACTTACAGATCAAGATGTAAGAAAAAGACTTTATGAAGAACAGAAAAATCAAATAGAACAGGATATGGCACCCTTTGGTTTTATGGATGATGGGATGGATGATAGTAGTTTTGTGGATGCTGATGGAGATAGATGGTTCACAGATGAGTATGGAGATAAGGGTGGTGGTATGAATTATATGTGGGACTACTTGTAAACTTACCTTTTAATAAATAATTTCAGATTAATCTGAGATTCGGAGAAAAAGAACATGGCGACTCCTCAATTATCTCCTGGTGTATTAGTCAGGGAGGTTGACTTAACAGTAGGAAGAGCTGATAACGTACTTGACAATATTGGTGCTATCGCTGGACCCTTCTCAATGGGACCAGTTGATGAAGCAATAGACATCACGACAGAACAGGAACTTATCAATGTATTTGGTAAGCCTTTATCAACTGACAGTCAATACCAATATTGGATGAGTGCATCATCCTACTTGTCTTATGGTGGAGTCTTGAAGGTAGTGAGAACTGCTGGTTCTACCTTACAAAATGCTAACGCTGGTGTTGGAATGGCATCTACAACGATGACCGGCACTGGTAGAATTGACAACTATGATGATTATTTGAATAATCATACAGAAGCAACAAACTTCAACTATGCTGCCAAGAACCCTGGTTCATGGGCAAATAACTTGAAGGTTTGCTTTATTGACGACCAGGCAGACCAGACAATTGGTATTACAACTAGCAACCTAAGAAGTGCTGGTTTCATTGTAGGATACGGTGTTACTGCACAACTTCCTGCTAACTCAGTAATCCCAGGTGTTGGTGCTACATCATCATTTAATGGATATCTTAAGGGTATCATTACTGGTGTTTCTACCGATGCAACTAATAGTGCTTCTACTATTAATGTTAAGGTTACTCAGAGGGTCTCTACTACTGGTGTTCTAAGTGCTACAGATTATCAGGAAGGAACTTCCTTCGCAGCATTTGACACATCAGACGCAATTTGGCCTGTAAACAACTCCGGTACACTCAGTTCAACAACAGCATACACTCCTGCTACAGTAGCAGATTGGTACGATGCTCAAACATTAGATCTTACCAACTCTATCGTATACTGGAAGGAGATTGCTCCTAAACCAACAACTAATAAGTACGTTCTTGATAGAAAAGGTAAGAACGATGCTTGCCATATTGTAGTTGTTGATGATCTAGGAGACGTAACAGGTATTCAAGGTGCACTCCTTGAGAAGCATATCAGTCTATCTAAGGCACTTGATGCTATTTCAGCAGTCAATTCTCCTCAGAAGATCTGGTACGAAGGTTTCTTGGCACTCTATTCCGAGTACATTTATGGTGGTGGTAACCCATCTAATGCAATTGACTCCTACTGGAAGACTGATCCAGTCGCAACAGGATTCTCAACAGACTTTACTAAGGTAACTGCTGGTGATAGTCTCTGGGGTGTTAATGCACAAGGTGTTACTTACAGCGCAATCGGTAACAAGTCTTATCTCCTAACTGGTGGTATTGACTACTCTGCTGCTGGTGGAATGAAGTGCGAACTAGGAGACTTAATCACATCCTATGGTAAGTTTAGCAACAAGGATGAGATTGAAGTTGACTATATCATCATGGGTCCAGGATTTGATAATGAGTACGATTCCCAAGCAAAAGCAGGGTATTGCATCTCTCTTGCACAGTCCAGAAAAGATTGTGTAACAACAATTGGACCACACAGAGCAAGTTTGGTTGGTATCTCTAATAGCACAGACCAAACAGATAACTTAATTAAGTACTTTAGTACACTATCCTCTTCATCTTATGCAATCTTTGATAGTGGTTATAAGTACACTTATGACAGATTTAACAACAAGTTCCGTTGGATTCCAACTAATGCTGACGTAGCAGGTTTAATGACCCGCACTAATTTAGTTGCTTATCCTTGGTTCTCACCTGCAGGTCAACAGCGTGGTATTATTAACAACGCTATTAAACTTGCATACAATCCTAATAAGGCACAAAGAGACAAGCTTTATCCTCAAAGGATTAATGCAATCGTTACACAACCAGGAATAGGAACACTTCTATTCGGTGATAAGACTGCATTAGGTTATGCATCTGCATTCGACAGAATTAACGTTCGTCGCTTGTTCCTCACTATTGAGCAAGCATTGCAGAAAGCAGCAGAAGCACAACTCTTTGAGTTAAACGATGAACTGACAAGAGCAAACTTCAGAAACATCGTTAACCCATATCTCCGTGATGTTCAAGCTAAGAGAGGACTCTACGGGTTCTTAGTTGTTTGCGATAGCACCAACAACACTCCTGATGTTATCGACAACAATGAGTTCCGCGCAGACATCTTCCTGAAGCCTGCGAAGTCCATTAACTACGTAACTCTGACCTTTGTCGCCACCAGAACTGGTGTAGACTTTGAAGAAGTGGTCGGTAGAGTTTAACTTTATAATCTAAACATCAAATAGGAGATAGCAAATCATGGCAACATCCAGAGAGAATAAGACACTTTCTCAATTTAAGTCTACTTTACTAGGTGGCGGCGCAAGGCCCAATCTGTTTGAGGTAGAACTAACAACTCTCCCATCAGGTATATCCTGGGATGCGGAGGTCTTTAGGTACTTGTGTAAAGCAGCAGCATTGCCTGCTTCAAACATAGCACAAATTGATGTACCGTTTAGGGGTCGTATTTTTAAAGTTGCAGGGGATCGTACATTCGATGTATGGCAAGTAACTGTAATTAACGACGAAGACTTTAAGATCAGAACTGCTTTTGAAGAGTGGATGAATCAAATTTCTAAGTTGGATAACAACTTGGGTGCTACTGATCCTAGCGCATATATGACAAATGCGACTGTCTATCAGTTAGGTAGAGGTTCTCAAAAGGCTAGTGCAGATAATAGCGGAAGTTCCAATGCAGTACTTAAAGAGTACGAATTCGTGGATATCTTCCCAACTGCAATATCTGCAATTGATCTTTCATACGACACATCAGACGCTATTGAAGAATTTACTGTGGACTTCCAAGTTCAATCCTTCAATATGGTCAGTGGTGGACCTAACGGTTAAAGTATGGTATACTGAGACTAACTAAATACTATAGTAAGTCTTAATAGTATCCGGAAATAAATTATGACTAAGTTATT